GGAAGTTTAAACTAGCGCATTTTTGTACTTTTTGAGCGTATAATCAAACAAATCACATTCAAATGTGTCTCCAACGATTCGACACTAATCTTACGAGATTAGGACGATTCATTCAACGACCTAAATATGTAGAGCCGATCTACGTACGACAGAGGAAGAATGAGTTCGCGGAGCGTCTAATTAAGAAGGCGATCTACAATCATGTAGAGCCGTCTGTTGCAGAGGAAGCCATTCACGGCTACCGACGCAGTTCTGGACTAGATTCCGATGCTGAAGAAGATTTTCTTCGAACGGATGTCCCTTACTTTGACATGGAACGAGATTTTCACTATCGAAGAGCTATTCGAGTGGTAACCAAACTGTTCCGACCTTCACGCATACTTAAACCTATTTCATTCCCTGATCTACGATTCTATCCCTGGAATTTAAGTGTTTCAGCCGAAGCACCCTTTACTATCCAGAAGAAGTGGCAAGACCAAGTCCGACAGCGACAAGCTGAAGGTGAAGACATTGATGGGAAACTTACTTTCCACAATCTTTACAACGAGATTTTCGATCTCAACAGGACACTTATCCACCAGATCAAGGACAAGAACCCCGGTTTCTGGGAGCCTAACGGCACGCCCAAACCATACTGGTTCTCAACCCTACACGCGAGAGCGCACTTAGTTCGTCAGGACAAAGAAGACAAGATACGAGCTGTCTTCGGTGTTCCGAAACTCTTACTTATGGCAGAAAACATGTTCATATGGAACCTGCAAAAAGAGTATCTGAATGAGAAAGTCAAATCACCAATGTTATGGGGATTCGAAACATTCAAAGGAGGATGGAACCGTCTACGGTACCGCCTTCGCGAGGGAAGGAATAATTCCTTCATCTCAGGGGATTGGAGTGGCTTTGACCGCTACGCCCTTTTCGAAGTAATCGATGATGTTCATCAAATTTGGCGAGAGTATTTCACTTTCGACGATGGCTACGAGCCGACGATGAGCGAATCGAACCCACCAGGAACCCGATTGGGATATCCTGATACATACACAAACCCCCAAAGACTTCAAAACCTATGGGACTGGATGACATATTCAATCAAACACACCCCGATCCGAGGATTCAGTGGCAACATGTACCAATGGAAATACAATGGTATCGCTTCTGGATTTCAACAAACTCAGCTGCTTGACAGTTTTGTCAATGCAATCATGTTACTCACTTGTTTATCAAGTCTAGGAGTTAACATCGAGTCTGACGAGTTTGTTCTCTTCTTACAGGGAGACGACAATGTCGTTTCATTTCCTGAAAGATTACTCGAGGTACACGGGATTGAATTTATCCGTCGCCTGGCTAACGAAGCCAA